TCATCACCTTGGTGTCGTAGCCCCGGCCTTTGGCCTCGGCCATCAGCTCCTTCTGCTGTTCGTTCACGTCCTTCTTTTCGCTTTCCAGCTGCTCGAAGCGTTCGATGAACTGGCGCAGGTCGTCAGCGGTGACGCTGTAGGCGTCGGTCGTGACCTTCTTGTCGGCCTCCGTCTCGCGCATGGGGATGCGCCCCTTGCGCATGGCCTTGTCGGCCTCGGTCTGGCCAGTGGCGGGGCGGTTGGGTTCGTCCTCGGGCGGGAACATGGTGCTGCCATCCATCGTCACATCCTCCTCGGCATCAGAACCTGCAGAAGGTTCGGGTCGTCTGTCAGGATGCGGAACGGGGCGCTGGCGTCCTTCCCTTCGATCCGCAGAGCGGTCGTTCGTTTGGCCAAGTCCAGCAGGTAGTAGAGGTTGAACCCGAAAGGGCCACCCTGTCCCGTCACCGGCATTTCCACGGTATTGCCGTCCGGAGATGTCACCGACATCACCTTGGCATCGGGGTGGATGGTGACGCCCATGCGGTGTTCGAAGACCGGGAAGCGGCGGATCGCGGCGTAGGAGATCGTGGTTTGGATCGTGTCATCCTTTGGGGGGATGACGCGGGTGTAGTCAGGGAAGGTGCCGTCGATGATCTTGGTCATCATCGTCCAGCCGTCCGCCTCGATCCGCAGCCGCCTGATGTCGTCCTTTTCGACGGTGGCGGAGACGGTCACGACTTCGTTGGAGCGGGCCATCTTGCGGGCAAGAATGGCGACCGATTTGTGGTGGAGGATCGCCTTGAAGCGCGAGGGCCATGCGGTGTCGGTGTCATAGACTGCCATCCGGTGACCGTCCGTCGCCACGCCCCGCAGCTTGCCTTCGCAGGTGTGCAGATAGATGCCGTTGAGGTAGTAGCGGGTTTCTTCGGTGGAGATGCAGTGCGCGACCGCCGTCAGCAGCTTGTGCAGCTGGGCTTGCGGGATCTGGTCAACGGCCTTCCAGTCGTGGCCCACGATGCCTTCGGGGAAGTCGGTTGCCGGGCACACCTCGCGGATCGCGGACTTCATGTCGCCCACAGTCAGGCGGAGGATGCGATCCTCGCCCATCACCATGTGAACGGGCCCGTCATGCCAGCGGATCATCTGCAACAGCAGGGTGGGCGCGATGGTGGTGGACAGGTCCGGCCCCGTCAGATCGGCAGGGATGGTGGTTTCAAGCTGGATGTCCAGATCGGTGCCGGTCAGGTGCAGCGCGTGGCCATCACCAGCGGGCACGGTCATCAGGCGGAGCATGCCGATCACGGGGATCGTGTTGCAGCGCTCGACGGCCTGACGGACGAAGGCCACGGCGTTGCGCAGTTCGTTCGCGTCAACCGTCAGGGTGCTGGTGGTCAGGATCGTGGAGCCGTCCATCACATCGCCCCCCATGCTTGCGCCTGGTCGAGCGTGACGGGCACGTTGGTAAGGGCCGTCATCAAGATGTGCCCGATGAACAGGCCAACGATGGCCGCGCAGGCGAACAGGATCAGGAACAGCGTGAAGCCTGCGGTGAAGCGCAGGGCGGCGCGGGGGTTAATCCGCGGCAGGGGTAGAGTGGTCGCGACGGCTGGCGTCGGGTGGTCGGGGATGCACGGCATGAAGGCCTCCATCGGGGATACGATGAGGGCATCATGCAAGGGACAAATGTCCCTGTCAACTCAATTAGGGATAAATGTCCCTAATCCTGCGTACTCTGGTGATTCGCTGCGAGGTACTGGTTCAGTTTTTTAACGCTGGTTGCGGGCATGTCGCCGCAAAGCCATTTCCTTCCCACTCAAGTTGGCGTGGGTATAGGGCGCTTGTCGTGTGGGAGCGATTATCCGTGTCGGTGAAGTCGATCACTCTTGCTTGCGCTTGCAGGTCGACTTCCCGCTTCGGCAGTGGAATTTCCAAATCTGCAACATGCTTCGTTTCGTCCACCTCAATACCTGAAGGAATGCTTGCCCAGATTTCACCTTCTATGAGTGGTACCGTTCGGCCTGCCTCCATGACGCGGTAGTTGATCAGGATGCCCCGCAAGGCCACATCAAATTCGTTTGTCGCATCGAATGACAGGTGAGTGAGAACTCTAGAGGGAGTTAGCGCAACATTCGACAAGCGCACTTTGCTCAAATGGCATACGCTGGCAATCTCCGTATCTGTGTCTTGTTTGGGGGTTTGATGCTCCAGGCTCAGATAATAATCGGCTTCGCGCATGACATCGTCCTTCGTGACGGTGCCCATGAAGTCCTCGGCCCCGTCAAGTAAGTTGTTTCCAAGCCCAGATGCGGCTGAAAGTCGAGCGAATCCTTGGAGGCCAGCCGTTACAGGGTGTCGATCGAAAATCATCCGCACCAACGCTTGCGAGAAGGATTGGCGTTCTTCTTCATTCATGTCGGCAGTGATACTTTCAATTGATTTTCGCACGCTATCCGCTGACTGGAAGTCTATCGACTGCGCATGCGCTAACGTCGAGAAGGCTAGTATAGCGGCGGAAATCGCGGTCATGCCTTTGATTAGCATCCGTTTTGGCCTCTTCTTCTATATGCGTGCTTGTCTATGTGCGTTCTTAAGAAGCCAGAAGGTCGCAGGCTCATGTGGCAGCGGTTGACGCCCTAGCGCCATGCCGCTTACGATAGAACGTATAGAGAACGGAGATTGGTTTTGGTTGTGCGTGAAGAACTTGGCGAATTGGCCGAATCCCTTAATATGATCACGCGCCTTCCTGCCGGACCTGAGCGGCTTGCCCTCGTGCGGCAGCTAGCAGGATGTCCCGCTCTGCCTGTGTTAACTTCATCCACAGTTCAGCGACTTCGGCTCGAAGGGCGGCTGTGTCGTCAGCAAGGAACTCATCAAGAGTAACCCCAAACGCATTCGCGACCTTTAGTGCGTCATCAACGTTTGTGCTACGACTCTTCCCTTGCTTAACTTTCTTAAGTTGCTCCTCGGATACCCCGGCGACTTCGGCGACCTTTTTTAGGGTCCAGCCGGTGCGAGAAAGTCCATCGAGAAATGCGTCGCGGAATGAGCGTGTCATAGCGAAATTCATAGCTTGCACGCCCTCTTCTGGACAGGAGACAAATATCCCTTGACTGTTCGGGGATAAATGTCCCTTATCGCGCTATGACCAGCGCAGATCATCTCATTTTGGAAATCGAAGCTTTCGCACGTATTCGTGGGATTGCCCCGTCGACCGTAACAAGTCGCGCTGTGAGCAACAGTCGCTTGTATCGCCGCATAAAGGACGGTCAGGGCGGCTGTACCTTGGAGGTGGCTAGCAGAGTCATAAAGTACATCCGCGAAAATAGTCCTGACCAAGCTGGGCGGCCATCCTGATGTGGTTGGATGACGAAGCAGGAGGCAATCACACCAAGACCTCCTCCCGCCCCACTGATTACTCATTGCACTCGTCATGCTGGCTATATGCGGCATCGGTGCGCCACACCCAAGAAAACGAGGTTTCCGGTGCCTGATGAGCGCAACGTTCTCTCGGCATTCATGTCGAAGCTGATCAGCCAGTGCGGCGGCTACGATGCTGCCTGTGCAATCCTTCAAGCCCGCTGGGGCCATCCCGTGTCCAAGGGGACGCTGACAAAGAAGAAGGCGGGCCAGTTGGACTGGTCCGTCACAGACGTGATCGCCCTGCAAGAGGCAGCGGGTGAGCGGCCCGTGTTCGCATGGTTCAATTCCATGGCTGATGAGGATGATGAGCTGCCATGCCTCATGACTGGCGCTGCGGATCTGTCTGCGGAAGCCGGTGAGGCGGTTTCGGCTGTGATCATGGCCCGGACGTCCAAGGAACGCGCCAAGGCGGTGAAGGAACTGCGGGACGTTATCACGAAGTCGGATCAACTGATCGACACACTGGAGGCCAAGCAGTGACGATGGTTATAGACTACCGCCGCGATCAGGCCGCGTGGCATGCCTTCGTGAAAGAGATTGACGCTTTGGTCCTGCGCTTGCCGGATGGGGCGCAACAGCGCACCCGTTTCGAACAGGCTATGCGCTTCTGTGACAACCCCGACGATTACCTGACGGCAGATGCCGTTCCGCAGGGTGGAAGCATCGTCTATCGCACGGCCCCCGGCCCTAAGGCGCTGGCCTTCCGCGATGGACTTCTGGCGGCGCTGGAAGGCGGTGCCGCATGAACCCGGCATTCCGGCTGGCATCTACGGATGAGGAACTGTTCGAGTATCCCATCTCGTCGGAGGATCGCCTCGACAGCCATCACTTCATCGCCTTCAACTACCGCGAATATCAGGGCAGCGATTTCCGGCAGCTGGCCAAGGCGGACGTTCGGGGGATCGCGCTGGACCTTATCTGCGTCGCGCAGGATCAGACGCCGGTCGGCACCCTGCCCACGGATGAACGTGTCCTCGCCAGTCTCGTCAAGCTGTCGGTGGATGAATGGAAGGATCTGGAAGCCCGGACAGTTGGGCCACTGTCGGAATGGCATCGGTGCCGGTGCGACGATGGCCGGGTGCGCCTTTACAATCCCAGCCTGCTGAAGGTGACGAAGAGGGCCATCAAGGGACGCGATCAGGCGGAGGAGGTTCGGGCCTCGGATCGGGAACGGAAGCGCATCTCTGAACTTCCGGCGAAGATCAAACGCGCGGGCGGCACAGATTGGATGGCGCAGGATCAGGCCTTCCTCATGCGGCTGGATCAGTTCATTCTGGACCAGTTCCCGAACAAGAGCCGCACCATGATCGTGATGCGCGCGGCCCTTGAGGCGCTGTCCGTGCGTGGCGGGGTGTCGTGATGTTCTTCCGTAAATATTCCGCCGGAATAAATCGGAAATCTTCGGAAGGTTTCCGGAAGGTTTGGGAATATTCCGTCCTTTTTTTCGTTCCGTTTTTTTCCGGACTGAGAGGAGAAAAGAGGAAAATAGATAGAAAAGATATTTTGGCCGGATCACCCTGCTTTCCGCGTGTCCGCCTGTGGATAAGTCGGCATTGCTTGGGAATGGGGGCAGGACGATGACGGATCACTCTGAACCGACCGGACGTGCTTTGGTGAAGGCAGTGCTTATTGAACCGCTGGTGCAGGGTGGCATGAAGCGGCGTAAGGGAGTGGCCGAAGCGGATCATGACAAGATGCTGGCGGGGCTGGCGGAACATCTTGCCTATCTGCCATCGGAGCAGCTGGCGGGGTTGCGCGATCTGATCATTCGTCTGTCGGACGGGAAGAACGGCGGGATGTGGCCGGATAAGGTCATGATCCTGAAATGGGCATGGGCCATGCAGCCGCCGCCGCCCAGCGAAAACACCTATGCGCAGTCGCTGATCCGGTCGGCCATGGGTCGGCAGGCCCATGACGAAGGATGGGTGGTCGAACTGTATCGCACGGCCATCCGGTTTGGTCCGCCGCCCAATCGCTACGTCCTGTCCCAGTTGCGGGCGGAAGCGGAGGACAATCAGCGGCGGCGCGAACGGGCGCGGGAATTCAACGCGGTGGGCAAGGCCACGCGGGAAGAGGCCGGATGGTTGGAGGCATGGCATCGGGACTATCAGACCTGCCTGTCCATTCTGGCCGCAGTACGAAACGATGAACACGAAGGAACGACAGCATGACGATGACGGACATGGGCAGCGCGGGACTGCTGGCGCTTGGCGAAGAATATGGGCTGCGGGCCATCTCGCAACGGATCGTGCGGGATGCGTGGCAAGGCGCGCTGGACCTGCTGGATCAGGGCGCGGCGCGGCTGGATCGGTGGCGGTCGGATGAGGCGGCGGATCAGCGGACCGCGCACCAGATCGCGGCGGATCGCATGCGGGCCGATGACCTGATGGTGAAGGCACGGACGATATGGGCCACACCGCCCGAGATCATGGCGGAGGCTCCGGTCGCGCCTGCCCGTGGATGCATGCGCCTGGTCGAAGGGTTCAAGGCTGTCGGATTGGAGCAGTCGCGGGTTGGCTGGGATGTGCAAGTGGCCAGTGATGGGCTGCGGTGGGAAGGGCAGTGCCAGTTGCAGATCATGGTGGAGCAGGCCCGTCGCACCCATGTGAAGCGGGTCGGGTCGATGGACGGCTTCGTCGCGCCGTTCACCCCCGGACAGATCCAGATGGGGCAGCGATATGCCACCCTTGTCGAGCGTCATGCTGCGGGCGGGATGAAATGCACGGCCATAGGTCGCACGGGTGGAGGTGGTCAGGGCGGCGACTTCATGGACACCTTCGTTGCAGAAGGGCGCGAGATCGATCTGATCCGCCGCCGCATCGGCACGGGGCAGGCGATGATCGTGCGGCGCGTCCGGCCTTCGGATCGTGGCACGAAGTCCGGCATCACGGATCGGCGGCTGGTCGATATGGTCTGCCTTGAAGGGGCGGACCTGACAGAGGTGCTACGGGCGCACGGCTGGGATAAGCAGGTTAAGCAGCGGCAGGTATTGCGCGAGGCACTGGCGGCTGTCCTAGACCGCATACAGGGATATTCCGGCGCGACCGTAAAAAAGAGGATTGACGCTTAGAACTCCCGAAGTCATATCTCTTGTCATCATCTACAACCACGCCCGCAGGTTCCAACCGTGCGGGCCTTTGCATTTCCGGAGGGTGCGCCTGATCAGTAGGGTGCGCCCGTCGTGATGATCTCGGCAGGCTGATCGTGGGTCACGCGCTTCACGATGATCCCGATCTTCATCCCCGAACATTCGAGGGTCAGGTCGGCGTTTTCCATCATCAGCGCATACGGATTGTCGCAATCGAAGGTCCCGCGTCCGCTTTTCATGCCCCTCGTCTCGGTGAACCGGACATCGGCATCGCCTTCGTAAACGGCCCCGCCGTCCGACGTGATCGTCGCCCGCCCAATCATCGGCTGCATCTCGTTGATCCTCCCTTGCTTGCGTCAAGGCGGAATTGAATGAGCGCGGCCTTATCAAAGCAAGGATAATCTGATGCGATGCTTCCACTTCCGGTGGGTTGGACGGCTGCCCGTCGATCTTTTGCATGGGCGGCCCGACAAAGGTTGGGTGTTCTATCGGGTCATTCGCATCCCCGGTGCCCGGTCGCTCGCACGTCTGTTCGGTCAAGGGCGTGTCTAAGTTCGAGAGCCGCGAGGAATACCGGAAGCTCTATAAGACAACCCAATGGCGCAAGGGTCGGCTGGCCCATCTGGCGGTGGAGCCGCTGTGCAGGTTCTGCAAGCAGGCGGACATTTTGAATGATGGGTCGCTGACCGCAGGTGGTGAGCCGCAGACGGATCCGCGCCGCTGCTTCCTCGTAGTGGACCACGTCATCCCGCATCGCGGTGACCTGTCCCTGTTCTGGGATCGGATGAACTGGCAGACGCTGTGCCCCGACCACCACGACCGCGCCAAGCAGCGCGAGGAAGTGCGCGGGTTCTCGAACCTGCGCGGGCCGGATGGCTGGCCCCTCGATCCGAACCACCCCTCGAACCGCTGACCCCCTCGGTTGCCCTCGGTCGAAGCGCGGGGGTGAAAATCGCCCCTAAGCAGGGGGGGAGGGTGAAAAGTCCGGATCGCTCAACACGGGACCGGAGATGGGTGGTATCTGTGCGCAAAACCGAAATTGGATAGAAAAAGCCACATGTTGGGAGGGTTAAGCCATGGCAAAAGGGCGTCGCCCCAACGAAAGCGCTGTCGTCCCGTTCCGGGAGGAAGGCGAGAGTGGTCACAACCTTCAGGAGCGCGCCTTCGCCAAAGCGGCTCGACTGCGGCCCGAAGGTTTGGTGGACAAGGTCCGCTGGGTCTATGACCGCCTCGCCCCGCCGCTGTGCCACCCGACGAAGGACCGCCTCAATGAGGTCAACGTCTTCATGTTCGTCCAGCTGTGCCGGTCGGTCGTCCGTTACGAGGACTACACCGTCCTGATCGAGGAACTTGGCGAGACGTATGTCAGCAAGGGCCGCGCGGGGGACCAGATCAAATCCCGCCCGGAGGTCGCCCAGCTGAACGAGACATGGCGGCAGGTGCGGGCATTGGCCAGCGACTTCGGCATGACACCCGCTGCGGAACGCGCCCTCGGGGCATCGTCGCAGCTTGGCTTCCGGTTTGGAGAAGGCGAAAGCGATGGTGACTTCACCTGATGATGCAGCGCGGTATGACGCAGACCCGGTCACCGCATGGGCACAGGATGTTGTCGACCGTCAGATCGTCGCTGGGCCCCATGTTCGGGACGCCGCCGCCCGCCACCTGCGCGACCTGATCGAAGGGCCAGCACGTGGCCTGGTCTGGGATCTGCGCGGCGCAAAGAAAGTCATCGGCTGGTTCGCCCGCAACCTTCGCCTGAACGGCGGGCAGTTCGAGGGCATCCCTTACGTCCTGCATCCCAGCCAAGCCTTCCGCATCGGATCGTTGTTCGGCTGGAAGTGGAAGGACACGGGCCTGCGTCGGTTCCGACGCTTTTATGACGAGGAGGGAAAGGGCAATGGCAAGTCACCCATGCTGGCGGGAATCGGCCTTTACCTCATGGTCGCGGATGGGGAGCCGCGCGCGGAAATCTACGCAGCCGCTGCCAAGAAAGAGCAGGCGGCGGTTCTGTTCCGTGATGCCGTGGCGATGCGGGACCAGTCGCCCGCGCTCTCGCAGCGCGTCTCGACGCAAGGCGAGAACCCTGTCTGGCAGCTGACCTATATCGGCAACGACGGCGGCAAGCGTTTCTTCAAGCCTATCGCCAACGAATCGAAGGGCGGCGGGCAGTCGGGGCCTCGGCCCCACGCTGCCTTGTGCGACGAGGTTCACGAGCATCCGAGTCGCGACACCATCGAGATGCTGGAGCGCGGCTTCAAGTTCCGCCGCCAGCCCCTGCTGTGCATGGCGACGAACAGCGGCTCCGACCGCAAGTCGATCTGCTGGGAGGAACACCAGCATGCCATCAACGTCTGCGCGGGTGTGGTCGATGACGACACCACCTTCGCCTTCGTCTGCGCGCTGGACGAAAAGGACGATTGGGAGAATGACCCGTCCTGCTGGGTGAAGGTGAACCCGCTGCTGGGCGTGACCATCACCGACGAGTTTCTGGCGGCGCAGGTCAAGCAGGCCAAGCAGATGCCGGGGAAGCGCAACACCATCGCGCGTCTGCACTTCTGCCAGTGGACGCAGGCCACCACGGCGGCGATCAAGCGCGAGGCGTGGCAAGCCTGCGTCGGCAAGGTCGATCTGAAGGAGATGGTCGATAAGGGATATCCCTGTTTCGGCGGTCTGGACCTTAGCCAGACGCGGGACTTCACGGCGCTGTCCTTGGTCTGGGTGCTGGACGCGACGAAGGATGCGGAGCGGTTCGCCTCGCACACCTTCTTCTGGACGCCGAAGGGGACGCTGGCCGAACGGTCGGCGGTGGATCAGGCGCCCTATGAATTGTGGACCGACCAGAACTTTATCGAGGCGGTGCCGGGGGACAGGCTGAAATATGCATGGCTTGCGGACGCGGTCGCCAAGATCAATGCGGAGTTCGCGCCGAACGCCATCGCCTGCGACCAGTATGGCTTGGAGCGGTTGCAGGAAAACCTTGACGATATCGGCGTGAAGATCCCTGCCGAAACCCACCCGCAAGGGTTCCAGAAGCGCATTCTGGAAAAGGACAAGACGCTGCCCGAAGGCCAGCAGGACATCTACCTCTGGATGCCGGACAGCATCAACAAGTTCGAGGCTGCGATCTACGAGACGCGCATCCTCATCAATGCAAACCCCTTGATGGACAGCATGGCGGCCTCGGTCGTCTATGCCCAGAACAGGACCGGACACCGCATGTTTGACAAGGACGCCGCCTTCGGGCGCAACGACGGCATGGTGTCCAATGCCATGGCCGTGGGGATGGCCTTGTGCCGGTCCCCCAAGGAAACCAAGCAGAAGAGGCAGGACGATTACTTCCGTAGCCTGATGGGCGCATGAACCTGTTGCGCAAGATGGCGGGGCTGGTCCGGTCCTTCAGTGTTGGGGACGCCAAAAGCGTTCGGGCCGCAGTCGGCGGCAATGCCTCGGACGCCGGAGAGCACATCAACGAGAACTCGGTGCTAGCCCTGTCTTCGGTCTGGGCCTGTATCAGCCTGCTGAGCGGCACGATCGCGTCGATGCCTTTGATGGTCTACCGGACGGGGCGCGACGGCAAGAGAGTGTTGGCCAAGGATCACCCGCTCTACCGGATCCTGCACGACAACCCGAACTACGATCAGACCCCGATGGACTTCTGGGAGTTCATGTCGGCAGCGCTCGAATTGTGGGGCAATGCCTATGCCAAGGTCGTGCGCGGGTCGGATGGTCGGATCATCTCCCTGATCCCCATCGCGCCATCACTCATGTCGGTGCGCCGATTGAGCAACGGGGTGATCCAATACCGTTGGTCAGCCGACGGGGTGCAGCATGCGGAGAATGATACGGGTGTGCTGCATATCCGTGGCTTTGGCGGCAACCCTCTCGGGGGCCTGTCTCCGCTGACCTTCGCACGTAACACCTTCGGGCTGGCGCGGGCTATCGATCGCTCGGCGGGGAACGTATTTGCCAACGGCATGCGGCCCTCGGGCGCGCTGACCTTCAGCGAGTTCCTGACCCCGGAAAATCGGGAAATCGCGGAAACGAAACTGACGGATAAGTTCGTCGGTGCCGTGAATGCCGGCCGTCCCCTGGTCTTGGAAGGCGGGGCCAAGTGGGAGGCGCTGACGATCAACCCGGACGATGCCCAGATGATCGAAAGCCGCCGCATGTCGGCGGAAGAGATCTGCAGCATCTTCGGTGTCCCGCCGTTCCTGATCGGGCGCAGTGGCGAGATGTCGGGGTGGGGGACGGGGCTGGAGCAACAGACGCTTGGTTTCCAGAAGTTCACGCTTCGCCGCCGCCTGAAGCGGATTGAATCGGCGCTGATGAAGCAGCTCCTGACGCCCGATGATATCTCGGCAGGCGTGGTCATCGAGTTCAACCTCGAAGGTCTGCTGCGGGGCGACAGCGCGGCGCGGACCGCTTTCTACCAGTCTGCTCTGTCCAACGGCTGGATGACGATCAACGAAGTCCGGGCGCTGGAAAACTTGGAGCCGGTGCCGGGTGGCGACGTGCCCCGCATGCAGATCCAGAACGTCCCCATCACCGAAGCGGGCAAGGTCAAGGAAATCGCGAAATGACAACGGAAACGAAAGCCTGCTTCGAATTGAAGGAGGTGACGGAAGACGGTGTGATCGAGGGTTACGCCGCGATCTTTAACAACGTGGACCGTGGGATGGACAAGCTGCTCCCCGGCGCATTCACGAAGGGTCTGGCAGCGGCCACGCGGTCCAAGCGCAAGATCAAGATGCTTTGGCAGCATCGCGCGGATGAACCCATCGGTGTCTGGGACGAACTGATCGAGGATGCGCGGGGGCTGCGGGTCAAGGGCCACCTGACCATGGATGTCGGTCGCGCCCGCGAGACCTTGGCGCTGATGCGGGACGACGTGATCGACAGTCTGTCGATCGGCTACCAGACCGTCAAATCCATCTGGGAAGGTGACGTGCGGGTTCTTCAGGAGGTGTCGCTCTATGAAGTCTCCCCCGTCACCTTTCCCATGAACGAAAAGGCCAAGATATCCTCCGTCAAGGCGGACATCGAGGACGTAGTCGAAAAGCTGAAGGCCGGGGACCGGCTGACGGAGCGGGAGTTCGAACATCTGGTCAAGGGTCTTGGCCTGTCGAACTCGCAGGCGGAGCGCGCCGCGCGTGTCCACCTGAAGGGGCAGGGGGAACCTGCCGCAGCGGCGGACGAAGTGGCCGAATTTTTGGCCGCTCTTCGGGGCTAAGCCCTTTCATCACACATTTGGAGGTTCCCATGGCGGGAGACAAAACGGTTGCCGAACTGGCCGCCGAGATCAAGCGCGACCTGATGGCATCGGTCGCGGATGTTCGGGCTATCGCAGAAGAAGCGCTCAGCAAGGCGAAAGCAGGCGAGACGCTGTCCGAGACGATCAAGGGTTCGGCGGACGAGGCCCTGACCAAGATGAACGGTCTGAAGGCGAACTTCGACACGCTGGAACAGAAGATGGCACGGGAAGGGGCGAGTCACGATCAGGACCAACGCACCCTCGGCCAGAAGTTCGTCGCGATGGACGACTTCAAATCCATGGCGTCCGCTCCGCGCAACGGGCAAGCGGTCAACATGCAGGTGAAGGCCGACATCACCACGGCGCGGACGGATGCGCCGGGTTCGGTGGGTGCTGGCATCAACCCGAACCGCCTCCCCGGCGTTCAGGCGTTGCCCCAACAGCGCATGACCGTGCGCCAGCTGCTGATGCCTGGTCGCACCGACGGACCGCTGATCCAGTATCTGCAAGAAACGGGATTCACGAACAACGCGGCGTCGGTGGCGGAAGGTGGCCTGAAGCCTCAGTCCGACATGCAGCTGACGGACAAGAGCATCACCACGAAGGTGATCGCGCACTGGTTCCGCGTTTCGAAGCAGACCCTGTCGGATGTTGCGCAGATCGAATCCCTACTCGACACCCGCCTGCTGTTCGGCCTCGAATTCGAGGAAGAGCGGCAGATGCTCTACGGGGACGGCGAAGGCGAGAATTTGGCGGGCATCATTCCGCAGGCGACCGACTTCGCGGTTCCAGTGGGGGCGAGGGCCGCAACGCAGACGCTCGACGTTCTGCGTCTTGCGATGCTGCAATCTGCGTTGGCGTTGTTCCCGGCGACCGGACACGTCCTGAACCCGATTGATTGGGACAACATCATCGGTTTGAAGGACGCAGACGGTCGCTACATCATCGGCAATCCGCAAGGGACGGCCACCCCGACGCTCTGGGGTCTGCCGGTCGTTCCGACTCCCGCCATGGCTGTGGGCAAGTTCCTGACCGGGGCCTTCCAGCTGGGCGCGCAGATCTTCGACCAGTGGGACAGCCGGATCGAGGTCGGCTTCCAGAACGACGACTTCGTGCGGAACAAGGTGACCATCCTTGCCGAAGAGCGCTTGGCGCTGGCGGTCTACCGTCCCGAAGCGTTCATCTACGGCAACACCGCCGTAGCCGCCGCCTGATCCGGTCGATCAACCAACCCCATGGGCGATGGTCGCCCATGGGCCAGCAATGGAGGATGAACGATGGACTACAAGGTTTTGCGCCACCACATCGGTGACAAGTTCTACAAGCCGGGAGACATTCGGACTGCTGAACCGAATGCCGTCGCCAAGCTCGTCGGCAAGGTGTTGGTCGAAACGGATCTGGAACAGGGCGTGTCGGTTCCATTGGGCACCGACACGCCCCCACCGCGCGAGCCGGAGCCGGTGGTCGAGCCGGAAGCCAACGGGCGGAAAGGTCGCAAGTGATGCGCATCCTGCCCGTTCGTGTCGCTGGTCCGGACGGGCAGGCCGTCACCACGGAACTGGCAAAGACCCACCTGCGGGTGGATGGCCCAGATGAAGACATCCTGATCGCCAGCCTGATCGCCGCTGCCACGGAGCATCTGGACGGATACCACGGCATCCTCGGGCGCTGCATCGCGCCCCAGTCGTGGCGACAGGATTACGCGGGGTTCGAGGCGGACATGGTCCTGAACGTGTCGCCGGTCCTGAAGATCGAAAGCGTCCAGTATGTTGATCCGTCCGGAGTGATCCGGGACTTGGAAGGCGCACGTCTTTTCGCGGCAGCGGGGCGCACCATCGTTCGCCCGCCTGCGGGGCAGACATGGCCGGACGTTGCCCTGCAAGAGGATGCGGTGCAGATCACCGTGCGCGCCGGATATGCGGTGGTCCCGACACCCATCAAGCAGGCGATCCTGCTGCTGGTCGGTCACTGGTATGCGAACCGTGAAGCGGTGGTGACAGGCACGATTACCGCCACGCTGCCCCTCGCGGTTGATCGGTTGCTTGCGCCCTATCGAAAGCCCCCGGTCTGATGCTGGCCGGGGCGCTTGATCGGCGCATCCAGTTCCTGCGGGCACCGATGGTCGATGATGGTTTGTCTACACGACCAGGCGAATTCGTGAACCTCGGAACGCCTGTCTGGGGTTCGCGCAAGGACATCAGCGATGGGGAGAAGGCGGCGGCAGGCTCCACCTATGGGGAGGTCAGCGCCCGCTTCGTCGTTCGCGCCACCAGCTTCACGCGGACGATAACCACGAAGGACATGCTGACCGAAGGCGGGCGGCGCTTCCACATCCTTGGCATGAAGGAATTAGGGCGCGACGGGGTCGAGTTCACGGCCACAACGAGGACCGACACATGAAGATGACCATGAAGACGCAGGGCCTTGCCGATCTGGACAAGGCCCTGCGCGGCATGAAGAAGGCGACGGCCAAGGGGATCATGCGGCGGGTGCTGAAGAAGGCGGCGCAACCCATGGCCGATGTTGCATCAGGTCTGGCTCCCAAGAGTGATGATCCGACGCTGGCCCCATCTGTCAGCGTCAGCACTAAACTGAGCAAGCGGCAGAAGGGCAAGCACCGCAAACTGAACAAGTCCGACAAGGCATCGGTCGAAATGTTCGTGGGGGCGGGGCCGCTGTCCTCGGCGCACAACCAAGAGTTCGGCAACATCAACCACGCGGCGCAACCCTTCATGCGGCCCGCGTGGGATCAGGAAGCCGTGCCCACGCTGGATCGGATCAGCAAGGGACTGGGCGACGAGATCGCCCGCACGGCGGCGCGACAGCGCAAGCGGGATTACCAGCTTTAAGGATCGGCCATGGAAGAGGCTTTTCGGGCGCTGCTTGTCGGTGCGCCCTCTGTCGGCTTGTCCGGCACCCACGTCAACTTCGGCACCCACCCGCAGGGCGCAACCTTTCCCGCCATCGTGCTGACGGTCGTGGACAATGCACAGGGCCTGACCTTGGACGGCCCAGACGGGCTGTGGGATGGGCGGGTGCAGGTCGATTGCTATGGTGACGATTACTCTGCGGCCAAGCGCCTGTCGCGGGCGGTGGAAGGCACCCTGAACGGCCACGCCGACGACGCCTTCCAAGGCATCTTCCTCGTGGCCACCCGCGACACTCACGAAACCGGCGCGACGGATCGTCCCTTCCGCGTCTCCCTCGATTTTTCAACGCACTGGAGCGAATGACATGGCGAAAACCAAAGCATCCATCGGGCATACGACCACGTTCGGAGTGAAGCTGCCCCCGGCAAATGCGTTCACAAAAGTGGCAGAGGTCACGAACCTGACGCCTCCGGGCATGACCCGTGACACCGTCGATGCCACCCATCTGGAAAGCGATGACGGCTACAAGGAATTTATCGCGGGCCTCAAGGAAAGCGGTGAAGCGACCCTGACCGTCAACTACGTGCCATCGGCGGCGGACGCTCTGGTCGCAGCCTTTGAAAACGGGTCCGGCGAATTCCAGATCACCTTCCCGAACAAGGTCACGCTCACCTTCGACGGCATCGTGACCGGCTACGAATGGAACGACGTGGTGGCCGATGACAAGATGTCGGCCACCTTCACCGTCAAGTGCAGCGGTAAGCCCGTTCTAGCTGCCCCAGCGGGGGCCTGATCATGGCCAACACGTTCAAGGGTGAAATTGCTCTGACCCACGGTGGCAAGTCCTACAAGATGACGCTGGACTTCAACGCCATGTGCGACTTCGAGACTGAGACGGGCAAGAATGCCCTGATCGTGCTGGAGGGCATGGAGACCGGGGATATCACGGCGACCCACATGCGCGCCTTGATGTGGGCTGGCCTTCGTCAGCATCACCCGGACATGACCTTGCCGCTGGCGGGCAAGATCCTTGCGGGTAACGTAGATGCCGTGGCCCGTGCTTCCGCTGCCGCATCGCCGGAGGGTGGGGACGCGGGAAACGTGCCCACGCCCCGGACGCCGAAGCCGAAGAAGGGGCGGGCGCTGAAAACCCGCCCGTAACGGTGCTGACCCTGCTGTCCGAATATGTGGCGGCAGGGTTTTGCCCGGACAGGTTCTGGACCCTGACCCCGCGCCTGTTCGTCATCCACATGCGCGCGGCCCGTCAGCGGGTGTCCCTCGAAATCGAGATGCGCAACCGCCAGTCGTGGAACACCGCCGCACTGACGGGCGGGGCCATGGCGGGCAAGCTGAAACCTTACGAGCAGGTGTTCGGCAGGCCCAGCCTGTCGGCAGGCAAACCCCAATCCCCTGACGTCATGCAGGCAATGTGTAACGCCCTCGCCAAAGCGTGGGGGGCGACAGAGGAGGCGTAATGGCCGCATCGTCCGTCATCGGCGCGCTTCGCGTCAACCTCGGCCTCGACAGCGCGAAGTTCGACACGGGCCTCGACAAGTCCAGCGGTCGGCTGAAACGCTGGGCCGCCATGGCAGGGCAGGTCGCGGCAGGTCTTGCCGCTTCGGCGGGCGCGGCTTTGGGAGCCTTGGGTCTTAGTGCCTTGAATGCTGGGGCGGAGATCGAGCGTCTCTCGCAGGTGTCCAACACCCTGCCTGGTCAGTTCCAAGGCTGGGCGGCGGGGGCGCGAACGGTCGGCATCGAGCAGGAAAAGCTGGCCGATATCCTGAAGGACGTGAACGACCGCGTCGGGGACTTCGTGCAGACGGGCGGTGGCCCTATGGCGGACTTCTTCGAGAAGATCGCGCCGAAGGTCGGGGTCACCGCGGCATCCTTCCGGAAGCTGTCCGGGGCCGATGCCTTGCAGCTGTATGTGTCCAGTCTGGAAAAGGCGAACGTCAACCAGCAGGACTTCACGTTCTACATGGAGGCCATGGCCTCCGACAGCACTCTGCTGTTGCCGCTGTTGCGCAATGGCGGGGCGGCGATGAAAGCTTACGGCGAACGTGCCAAGAGCATGGGTGCCATCATGGATGATGCCATGCTGGCCAAGCTGAAAGAAGGCAAGGTTGCGGTCGCGGAGATCACGCTGGCCTTCACCGGCATCCGCAACACGCTGGGGGCACAGGTCGTGCCCGCGTTGCAGACCCTTTCCACCGTGATCAGCGCGGCGGCGGGGTTCTTCCATCAGCATGCCGGAACGATTGCAGCTGTTCTTCAACAAGTGGCCGTGACGGCGGGCGTCGTCGCAGTTGCCATGGCCAGCCGCTATGCCGTGGCCTTGGGGGTCACGACGGTCAAGGCGACGGTTGCGGCGATCCGCCAGACCATCGCTTTGGAAATGGCACTCGGGGCCACGTCCCGTGCGGCGGCTGTCACCAGCGTGTCCATCAAGCTGCTGACGGGGGCACTGGCCCTGCTGAAGCGGGCCATGGTGGCCATTGGCATCGGGGCCTTGGTTGTCGGTATAGGCTGGGTGATTAATGGCTTTCTGGATTTGGTCAAAGCCTCTGGCGGGTTCGGCAATGCGCTGAAGATCGTCGGCGATCTGGGCCTTGAAGTCTGGGACCGGCTCGGGCTGGGGGCGGAAGCTCTCGCCTGGTCGATCAGCGCTGCTGCGGCTGGAATCAAGGCGTCCTTCCTTGAGGCATTCGAATGGATACTGCGCAAGTTCGCCGGGGTGACCACCGCGATAGCGGACGGGATCAACGGCATGTTCGCCAAGGCGGGCATCGACCTCGGCCTGACCGGCATGTGGGAGGATGCGGCAGAGGCCCTTCGCGTTGCTGCCAGTGAGGCGCGCGACGATGCCACCAATCGGGCCGGGGCTGCGTCCAGTGTCTGGAGCGAAGCCACCGCCCCGCTCGAAAGCTGGGGGGCACTGACGGAGGTTCTGGAAGAGACGGAGGATCAGGCCCTCGAAACGGGCGGAGCCGCGACAGACCTTGGCGATGCCACCGCAGATGCGGGCGAAAAGGGCAAGAACAAGATCAAGGAAGTCCTCGACCAGCTTCGTAAGCAGCATGCGGAACTTGTTGCCACCAAAGACATGACTGTCGCACAGGTGGCAGCATGGCAGGCCATGCGGGATGCCGGTGTTTCGGCCACCTCGGCCATCGGTCAGGAGATCACCCGCCTGACATCGGGCATCGCGTCCTTGGGGGTGTTGAACGATCTGTCGGGCCAGTTGCGGGCATCGCGCGCGACTGCCGGAATGTCGGACCTTGAAAGCTCCATCTGGGAAAAGCAGCAGGAAGCCGGGGTGGACGCGGGTTCGGCGAACGGGCGTCTGATCGATCAGCAGATGCGCCAGATCGAAAACATGAAGACGCTGAAGGATGCCACCAACGAATGGCGCGACAGCGTCGGATCGGCGCTGTCCGAGTTCATCACCAAAGGCGGCAGCTTCAAGGATGTCCTGAAGTCCATCCTGACCAGCTTCGTCGATATGGTGGCCAACAATGCATGGAAGAGCCTGTTCAACGGTGCGGCAGGGGCTGGCGGTGGCGGTGGTGGCGGTTTTGCTGCTGGCCTTCTCCAAAGCTTCGGCATTGGGCGGAATGCCAACGGCACCCAGAACTGGCGGGGCGGTCTGACCTCTCTGCATGAGCGGGGCGGAGAGATCTACAATTTGCCCAAAGGGACGCAGGTAATCCCGCATGACATCTCCAAGCGGATGGCAGACGGGGCGGCGGATCGTGCGGCCAATGTCGGCATCACGGTCGGCATCGATCCGGACACGGGGAACCTGACGGCCTTCGTGGATGGTCGGGCCACCTCGATCGCCACAAGTATGGGGCAGCAGGTGCTGCGTCAAGTCCCTGCTTACATGAAAGATCGAGAGAAAAGGGCCGGATGATGGAAGCCACGTTCCCACACCTTGTCGGATGGCGGTCCGTCCGGTTCTGGCCGGAGGGCATGGCGCTGGATCCGCAGCAAAGCATCAACGGGACGGATACCATCATTCCGACGATGCGGGGGCGGTGGAAGGCGACGGCGGAACTCGTGTTCCACGGGGAGGGGGGATATCTGCAATGGCAGGCCTTCCTTGCCCAGATGGAGGGGATGCTCGGCACGACGTTGGTGCCATGCTTCACCCGCCATCGTCCAAGGGATCGGCAGGGACGCGTCGTGTCGTTCGGGCGCACCGCAGGGCTGGCGGATGCCCAGACCGTGGAACACTTCGGGTTTGACGCGGCTCCGCTTCGTCAGGTCGTGACGGCGGCGGCGTCCCCGCTGCGGTCCACCGAACTGGATGTGGACCTGTTGAACATCATCGATCTGCGACCCGGCCAATATTTCAGCGTCGGGGAACGGTTGCACCAGATCCAGAACCATTGGGAACCTGCCCCCGGTGCCCACCGCATCCGCTTTCACCCGCCTTTGCGAGAGGCGGTCGCAAAGGGCGCATTGGTCGAGGTG